CAATTTTCTCAGCAAGGGCTGAAGTTTGACTTCTATGCACAGAATGACTTTTTGAGGGAATACCCACTGAGCCGTTATATACGGTTTTCAGATCAGGAACCTTCACGTCGTCTGGCAAAAGAAGGGTCGGATTTTCGGCGACCAATCAAAGCATCGACGATTGACTCGTCAAACGCTTCTGATCGCATCTCGGTGCTCCTTGTGACCGAGTTATTCTCCGGGGATACGCTCCATTACATCATGGCGGCGCGTTCTTGGGAATGTAAAGTTGATAAGAAGATTTACGAGATAGCGATGTACGATGGGATGGGAAGTGCATTAACCTTCCCTGTCCAATCTGTGATATTCGCTGCCTGCGCAATCTGGGCAACCATTTTGCGTCTGACTGAAGACGAACCCTACCTTAGTTGGCAAGATTGTATTCAGACAGTCCTTGACCCGCACGGATTCCGCAAGATGTATAAGCGGTACGAACGGTGTATAAGGGTTTATGGCGACGACGTCGCACTACCCGATTTTGCTGCAGAGACCTTCATAGAGTTGCTTGACGGTCTCGGGCTAGAGGTTAACGCCGACAAGAGTTTCATCGGTCGGTCACCCTTTAGAGAATCCTGCGGCTTCTACGGCTTGGGCGGCTTTGATGTTACGCCGGACAAGTATAGACCACCAGTTCAGCCCGAAGGGGCGCTGGCAGACTCAGCAGTTTATGAATCCCTCCGCGGTCATGTAAACCGGGCATATGACTCAGGCTATCGGAAACTATACCGATCGCTTGTGAAGCATGTTACTGAGCTCGAACTTTTCATCTCCAAAGATGAGCTCGATAAGGTTGGCAAAAAACGCAGAGTTTCGGGTGATCGGCGTAAAGTCGATTATAGCGCTTTATTCGCGCAACCCGGAATGCTTTTCACCGATGGGATCGTTGGCGAAGACTCGATTGGCTTTAAATCCAACCGTGACTCCGCCTTCTCTACTACCGGTGATTTGTGGGAGTCGGTGCGTCTTAAAACAACGTACCGGCCTCGCACGGTCACTGAGGCTGATAACCAAAGTGATTTCTACTACCTGTCCCTTTGGTACAGGAAACGAGGGCTTTATGCGAAGGATGAGACGGAGTGTAAAAACTTCGATGACTTTCTAGCGAGGCTCGTTGCGAGTTCTTCATCGGGTCGTGGTCGAATTCCGCGTGGCGTTCGATTAGAATTAGCCAATGCGCGGACGGTGCCCCGCCCGGGGTATCGTGATTATGCATCTAGCTGGGTTTGGGCTCCCAGCTGATCGGGACTTTATCACGTACCG